AAAATTAGAAATCATTCCGCGAAGTAGAAATATTTATCCTAAGTTTGGTGGTAAGTACAATTCTACTGATAAGGTTTGGACATTTGAATCTGGCGCGCTAATTTTCTTTGGTCATTGCGAGAATGAAAGTGATGTTAAGAATTACGATGGTATGGAGATCAATCTCTATACACCGGATGAAATAACATCATATACGGAATATCAATATTTATATATTGGATTTACTCGCGTTAGAACAAGTGATCCTAATCTACCTGCTATTATTAGATCAGCAGGAATGCCCGGTGGGATAGGACATACTTGGGTTAAGAAAAGATTTATTGATCCATATCCTAAAGGTGGCAAGATATTACGAGGTAAAGGTGGAAATAAAAGAATCTTTATCTTCGCGACCTTAGTTGATAATAAAGAACACATTGATCCAGGATATGCGCAATCATTAGAAGCATTACCAGAAGCTGAAAAGCGCGCCAAGAAATATGGTGATTGGGATGCTTATAGTGGACAAGTATTTGATGAGTTCCGGGAAGTTAATTATCCTGATGAACCTGATAATGCTTTACATATAATTCAACCTTTTGATATTCCTAATTGGTGGATTAAGATTTTAGCAATTGATTGGGGTTGGAACCCCGGTCAAACGATTTTACAATTTGGAGCGATATCACCCAATCGAAAATTATATTTATATCGCGAACTTGCTTATAGTAAGATTTTAATTAAAGATTGGGCCGCGGAAATCAAACCAATTATTGAGAAAGAGAATATTGAGGATATTGTAATTTGCCATTCCGCCGGTCAGCATAGAGGTGAACCTCAAACTATTTTAGAACAGGTAAGTGAAGCATTAGGAATTACAATTCGATTAGGTGAGAAAGATCGAGTTGGCGGTAAGATGTTGTTACATGAATTCCTAAGATGGAAACAATTACCAGTTCCAAGTAGTGAGACATTAATCTTTGACCAGGAAAAGGCAGATTGGATTTTAAGGAATAAAGGTTTAGAAGATTATAAGTTATATCTTTCCTTATTCGATCCTGTTAAAAAGGAAGATAACTTACCAAAATTACAAATTTTCAATACTTGCAAATATCTTCCAGGCGCGATTAAAGCCTGTGTTTATGATGACAAGAACGCGAATGATGTAAAAGAATTTGTTGGTGATGATCCTTATGATACTGTAAGGATGCTAATTAGAAGGGCTGATACTTATTTTGATTCCTCTAATGAAATGGCAAAGGAATTAGAAAAGAGAGAAGCTCTTATTAAACAGTTTGAAACCAACAAAGATATGACAGCCTTCTATAGAAATGCTAGAAGATTAGAATTAGAATCGGATGATAGCGCATTAGCAGTTACAAGATTTCATAGAAGGCATTGATTTATCATGAAAGAAATTTTAGAAGCATTTAAATATTGGTTAATCGATAAGTTTGAAAAGGAAGAAGAGAATCCTCTAATTGAGGAAATTCATTTTCTTAGACTTCAACTTGAAAAGAAAGATATTGAAATTAAACGATTAACTGATAAGATCATTCAATTCTCTGAACCTCAAATTATTAATAAAGAGGTTGAGAATTTTGATGATGTTGAATCAATTAATAAGAATTCTTATATCCCCTGGAATGTTAAGAAGAGGCAATTAGAAGAAGAAGATAGGAAAAAAGGATATAAGATTAAGTTAGAAGCAGAAGAAGCTCTTAATAAGAATAAAAGCACAGAGCAATTGGAAAAAGAAATCATTAGTGAGTTTGATGAATTAGTTGCTGATAATGAAGGAGTTACAAAATGATTGGTGGCGTTGATCCTATGTTGATGCAGAAGTTAGCACAGATGCGCGCTGGTCAAATGAATGGTCAGATGCCACAGATGGGAAATAATATTCCATCTGCATCTACTGTTAGTAATCCACAAATGGGAATGGTGCAACCACCTATTTCACAGCAACCAATGGCGCAGCAGGGTATTGGACAATTAAATCCACAGGTTATTCAGGCATTGATTGCGCGGCGGAATATGATGCAAATGCAACAGCCATCAGGAATGCAGCCTAATCCAATGGGGCAGTAACATGGCAAATGGATTTAGGTTTGCACCATCTCATATTCCTTTGTTTAAGAAATTTAGTACAAAGCCTAAAGTAACAAAGTTAAAGATTGCTCAACCTAAGTTTCCTAAATTGAAGAAACTTTAAAATGCCAAAAGAACCTGTGCTGTCTGAAGAATTAAAGGCAGCACTTAAAAGTTTAGTCGATGAGTTTGATAAAGAAGATCAAACTTCACGCGAACGTCAAATTCGCCAATGGAAAAGACTGCAATATATGTGGGCAGGATTTTCCCGTGTATGGTGGAGTGAGACTGCACATGATTGGCGCGTTTTTGATTCTACAGTAAATGTAGATGATGGCGATCAAGCTTATTACGATAAGAACATTAATATCTTTAAAGCATTCTTAGAATCGATTATTGCTGCAATGTCAGCAGCGGTTCCTGGTATAAAATTCAAACCAGATGATGCGGATAAAGTTAATGATTGTTTGACCGCGAAAGGCGCGAATAAGATTATTGAATTAATCTTTGAACATAATGACGCGCCACTATTATTTATCAAATCCCTATTTGTCTATTGCACTCAGGGAATGGTCGCGGCTTATAATTATACCGATGAGAGTTTGGAATATGGTTCCGTAGAAGTTGGCAATTATAAGAATGAAACTCAAAAGGTTAATAATTCTTATTGCCCGGAATGCGGAAAACAAATTCAAGGTTTAGATTTAGAAGCTGCAATTAAATCGGAATTACTTGAAATTGATGAATTTGATCCTGGGGATGATGACGCGGCGTTTCATAATGATATCGCAGAAGGTAAAATCCTTTGTGAGCATTGCCAGCAGGAAATTGATCCTGAATTAAGAGAAGAAGAAATCGTTGTTAGCAGGATGGTTGGATTAACAACTCAACCAAAATCGCGGCAGAAGATTATTGTCGAAGGTGGATTATACGTTAAAGTTCCAAATTATGCGCGGTGTCAGGCTGATGTTCCATATTTAAATTATTCTTACGAGACTCATTATTCCTTTCTTTATAAGAAATATAAAAATTTAAGGGATGGTGATAAGGATCTATCATCTATTTCTGATTCAGATGGAAATCAGATGTATGATAGATGGGGAAGATTAAGTCCCCAATATTATGATGAATATCCGCGCGCCACACCAACTGTTAGAAATTGGTGGATTAGGCCAAGTGCATTTGAAGGTATTAAAGATGATCTTTTAAGAAAAGAAGCTTATAAAACATTCCCTGATGGTTGTAAGATTGTCTATGTAAATGATCTATTTGCAGAGGCATGTAATGAAGCATTAGATGATCATTGGACTTTAACTTATAATCCTTTAAGCGAATTTCTTCATTTCGATCCTCTTGGGTTGATGATTACATCAATTCAGGAGATTATGACTGATTTAATTAGTTTAACATTACAAACTATTGAACAGGGAATCCCACAGACATTCGCGGACCCATCAGTTTTAAATTTCAATGCTTATAGGAACACGGAGATTAAACCGGGTTCTATTTTTCCTGCTAAACCAAAATCAGGAAAATCTATTAGTGAAGCATTTTATGAAGTAAAGACAGCGCAATTATCACAGGAAGTTGGTCCATTCGGTGATAAGGTTCAGGAATTAGGACAATTTTTATCCGGTGCGATGCCAGCGGTGTTTGGAGGGGATCAGAATAATTCTAGCAGAACTGCATCACAATATGCAATGTCTAGGGCGCAAGCATTACAAAGATTACAAACGCCCTGGAAAATGATTACGTTCTGGTGGAAGAATATTTTTGGTAAAGCTGTTCCTGCTTATATCAAGAATATGCTTGCTGATGAAAAGATTGTAAAGTCTCAGGGGGATAGCTGGATTAATGTTGTAATTAGAAAAGCAGAATTAGATGGTAAATTAGGCGATGTCGAATTAGAAGCCGCTGATGATTTACCAATGACAATTGCACAGACTAAAGATGTTATCATGCAATTGTTCAATATGAATAATCCTGCTATTCTTGAGGCATTAGCAATTCCCGGAAACTTACCTTTAATCGCGCAGGCAATTGGATTAACTGATTTTGAAATTCCCGGTGAGAATGATAGAGAAAAGCAGTTAGAAGAAATTCAACTATTAATTCAATCTAGTCCAATTACAGGCGATCCTGATCCCATGACAGGAATGCCAAATGAACAATCATCTATTCAACCTGAATTATTAGTTGATAAACATGCTGTTGAGGGTGAAGTTTGTAGGGAATGGTTAGTTGATGAAGTTGGAAGGCAATGTAAGGTAGATAATCCAAACGGTTATAAGAATGTTCTTTTACATCTGAAGGCTCACATCGAAGCAATGAAAGTATTACAAGGTGGAATGCAACCACCAGCAGGTAATCAACCGACAAATGGTAATGGAATGGCTAATGCTCCCAAGCCTCCACAACCACCAATTATGGGACCAGCAACTAGTCAGGAAGTGAATCATGGGCCGCGGCAGTAATATTTTTATGAAGATTCCTGTTAATTATTATTCCCCTGATGATGAAGGTATATTAGAGGATAGTACATTAACGCCTGATGGAATCTTAGACATTCTTAACTCTGATGATGAATCCGATGAACCTGGTAAAACTGATGATTCAGAGTTGGATGAAAAAGAAGAAAAAGAAGGCAAAGATAAAAAAGAAGAAATTGAAGAAGATGATAAAGAAGGTAAGGAAGATAAGAAAGAAGAAAAGGAAATTAAATTAAATGAAGATGAGGAAGATGAATTAACATTCAAGCATATTCCTCGTCAGCAGATTTTAAAGAAGTATCCGAATTTCTTTAAAGAATTTCCTTCGATTGAAAAGACGATTTATAAGGAACAGCAATATAGTGAGCTGTTCCCAACGATGCAGGAAGCTAAAGATAGTAAAGAAGCTGCTGAAAATTATCAGCATTTTGAATCTGCTTTACTATCGGGAAATATTTCACCAGTTCTCAATTCATTAAAGCAATCTGACCCGAATGCTTATGAAAAGGTTGTTGAAACTTTTTTACCGACATTAATTAAATCTGATAAGAACGCATCTGCAATTATTACCGCGCAGGTGATGAAGGGTTCTATTATCACGATGTTTAGTGAAGGTAAGGCGCGGAATAATGAGAACTTACAATTAGCCGCGCAGATTCTTCATGAATTCGCTTTTGGAACTGGTCAAATCAGTGCTTATGTTCAGAAGCATAAGATTGATGATACCAAGAATCCAAAGGAAGAAGAATTACAGAATCGCGAACAATCTTTCATTAAACAGCAATTCGATGTCGCGGTAAGTGATGTTAGTGAGAGAACTGAGAATGTAATTAAATCCACTATTGATAGACATATTGATCCTAATAATATCATGACACCTTATGTTCGTGGTAAGGCTGTTCAGGATATTATCAGTAGTGTTGATGAGGAAATTAAGAAAGATAGATCGTTCAATACTCTTATCGAGAAACTTTGGGAAAAGTCAATGAATGACAATTTCTCAAAGGGAAGTAAAGATAAGATTCGTAATGCTCTATTAGCAAAAGCCCAAACTGTTCTGCCTGGAATTTTACGTAAAGTGCGCGCAGAGGCACTAAGGGGTAATGCTGCTAGATCATTTAAGAAAGAAGAAGTAGAAGAAAAGGAAGAAAAGCCAAAAGTTAGTAGGATGGCGCCTGCTAGAGAAAATAGTGATAGGGGAAAGAATAAAGATGGTCGTGGTATGAAAACAGCCGATTTCTTCATGCAGGATTAATATGAACCTAATTGCAAGATATTTGTTTAATAGGTTTGTATTTGGGTTTGCGAAGTTTGTAACATCTTCTGTTAGGGCGCAGTCTATTACCTATACAGGAGATGTAAATGCATCCTTAACTCAAAATGCAGCTACTAATACAAATAGTCCTGCGCAAACTCAGATTCAAAACTTAGCACTCGGTTCTAATGTTATTAATGCGCCTGGTGGTGGAACAGTTCCTACAGCATTAACTGTTGTTCCGCCTGCTGGAAATGTTACGCTTATTACGCTAAAAGGTATTGCCGGAGATACAGGGATTCCTCTCCATAAAACAGATCCCACTACGATTTCGTTGGATACGTCATTTGTTTCATTAGTATTAGCGGCTGCTGGTGCTGTAAATGGCGTGAGATTGTCGTGGTCTTAAATTTATCTGTTTAATGGAGATTTGAATTATGTACATGAAGCATGTTTTGGCTGTCATGAACATCCTGGCTAATACGCCACATGGATGTTATGAAGCTGTTACGGAATCCCAGGTTGCTGCATTAGAACTTGAAAAAGTTCTTCCCAAAGTGCGAACGGTATTTGAACGCGATGATCGATTTTATTCAAATATCAAAAAGCGCGATGTTGAAAAGATTTCTAATCGGCAAATGCGAGTGCCATTAGAATTACGTCCTGGTGGAAATTTCCAGTATTTTTCTGCTGATGGTGGAGATTTAGGACGTGGTGGTGGGCCGACTTTTGATAAGGCAGTATTAAGTTCAGTATTCGTTAGTGAGAATATTGAATATACCAAGTTATCTCAGTGGGCTACTGATGATAACCGCAAGGCTATTATTAGTTCGGTTCGACGTTTAACTGCTACTGCATTAGATGAAATGCGTCGGCAGTTGGATTCCCAGTTAATGCAAGCTGGTAATGGTGTTATTGGAACTGTTACTAGTGATACGCCTGCTGGTGGTTCAAATGTTATTACTTGCACTACCGATGGATTCGGTGTGCGTTTAATGCGATTTGGACAGGTTGTGCAGATTTTTGATACCACGTTAGCTACTAATCGTGGTTCTGCACAGATTACTGGATGGGACGTTGAGAATAAGATTGTAACTTTAACTCCGCAGATTGCTGGTGTTGTTGGAACGGATGTTATTGTTACTAATGGTATTTCAGCGCCTTCTGCATTACCTGCTTTATTCGGTGTCCCATATCATCATAGCAATGCATCAGTGGGAACGTGGCTTGGATTTAATCGCGCCACTACTCCTGAAATTCGTAGCAATCGTGTTAATGCTGCATCGGCTGCTTTAACTTTACCATTGCCACGACTTGCACTGAATAAGATTGGCAATCGCGTTGGTATTGATAATAATTTCAATCCTAATGCGTGGTGCCATCCTTGTCAGGCGGCTGCATATGAAGAAATTGGTCAATTGGTTTCTGTAATTTATAAGGACCCAAAAGAGCAGTCTCTTAATATGTATTTTGACGGGATGCAAATGGCTGGTGCTCCTGTTAAAAAGTCTTTTAACTGGGATAAGACGCGAATCGATTTCGTGGTAGATGATGTTTGGGGTCGCGGCGAAATTCTTCCTATTGGTTTTTATACTACTGATGGTAGGAAGATTTTCGAAATTCGTGGTGCATCTGGTGGTGTTGCCACGGCGGATATCTTTTATATGGTTGTTGGTATGCAGACTTTTGTGAATAATCCTGCTGCCACTGCTTATATTGATACCCTTCTTGTTCCTGCTGGTTATTAACTAATTAATAGAAAGGAGTATAATATAATGGCAATCAGAATGAAAAGCTGGATTAACCTTCTATTTCGATTCGCTGGAATGAAGTTTATGTCGGATATCGAATCGAATTGGCAGAATTATTCTACTATTCAGGGCCAGTTAAGTCAGAAACCTATTACGCTTGCATCGGCAAACGTGATTGCACCATTGGGATTTTTTACTGTCCTAACTGGTAATACGGTTGTTAAAACCATTACGCCGCCTTATACTGATCGCGTTCATATGCTTGTTATCCAGTTCGCTGGTGTAGCAGGTGTAGATGCAACTGGTAATATTAATACTTTGGTTGCATCGGTTGCTTCTCAGTGTTTGGCTTTTGTTTTTAATCCTCTCACTCAGAAGTATAGTGTTCTTCCTTAATTAATTGGAGATGGGTGGGGCTAATAACTCCACCCATCATTTTTAATGAGATTAGAAATTCTCGAAGATTTTAAAGAACATGGGTTTAGTTTCAAAACTCTCCATGATCATTACGCGAAGAAATTGGAGGAATTGAAGGATACTGATAAATTTGGCGAGTATCATGAAACACAAAATAAGTTAACTGGCTTATATTCCATGTATAAGAATGGAGAATTGCCAGAACCAAGTGAACCAGAAGTTACTGAATTAGATGATAAGAAAGTTCCATTATCATTAGTTCCAGTTCCACCTGATTCAAAACCAAAAGATGTTGCTGTTGAACCTGATACTAAAACGGGGCCAGCAGCAGTTCCATTGTTTGTCCCAGAGAGTAAGTAATGATTAACGAACCAATTGATGTTCTCAATCAAAGATTAAAAGAAAAATATGGCCTATTTGAGAACGGCCAACCCAATTGGAGAATTGTTTGGAGTGAAGATCAATTTGAATATCGATTGGGTAAATACGCGAAGTTCGATGAAAGTGGAAATTATTTAGGTGAATCACAAGAGGAAGAATTTCAATACGTTCCTAAGTATAGACAATGGCTTCCTAATATGTGGGTTCTGGAAAGATTAGTTCCAGTTCCCGAAATGCAGAATAGAGAATTAGTTAGTAAATTAAGTTATGAACCTGTATTCCCTTACATGGATAATAACTTAAAAGGATTACCACCTAAATGGGAAATCACGGAACTTGTAATTAATCAGGTAATGGCTCAGGCCGCGAAAGCAATTGGGGTTAAATATAAAGATCCTTTAATTGAACAATCTGATCCTAAGATTGCATTAGAAGTACAGGAACAAAAAATCAGAGATTTAACACAGCAATTGTTCGGTAATGAAAACGATACAACAGATGCGCTACATTATAAAGAGGGAATTGTAGTCCCATCTACCTACAATGATAAGGAGACGGTGAATTAATGGCTGTTACTGTTGGTGCTAATTTTCCAGGTTTAAGTAGTACATCGCATCGGATGGTTAGGATGCCTTCTAATCCGATGGATAAATGCACTATTGTTTCCGTTTATCCAAAAAGGATTGACGAAACTAAACCGACAGTTTTTCCTGGCAGATTTATTATTGAAGCTGCTAAGGATGATGATTTTGAATTATTGGTTGTTACCCCTTCTTCATGGTGGAAAGAAATGGAAGAAGGACAACCATATTTGGAAATTCCCCATTCCTCGCCACAGATTGCTCATAGTGTGATTACTGATTATTGTAATGGTTTATTCGGTTGTAATATGGCCGATATGATGCCAGGATTGTTTTACATTCCCGGCGCTTACAATAAGAAGACCGCTATTACCTATCTCAATCCTGAAACAAAAGAAAATTTCGATGATCTTTTGAAAAAGGCCAGGGAAAAGCAGAAGAAGTATTTTGTTGAATTAGTAAGATTAGCCGATATCATGTGGGCTAAATCACAGGGAAATCCATTATCAATTAGTGATGATGCTAGGATTGCCTGTGAGAAATTGCATTTACAAAAGGCTTGGATGAAAGACTTTAGTCAGGTTCAATTGGAACCGTGTAAGGCATGTGGGCAAATGGTTAATACCAATTATCCTGTTTGTCAGCATTGCCACGCGATTATCAATTTGGATAGGGCTAAAGAATTAAATATTCAGTTCGCGGCCCGAGGATAATATAAAATGATTGCTAAGGATGTAATGCAGCAGAGTAGAATTTTTCTTAATGATGTAGCTGCATCTAGTTTTACTGATGATGTATTACTTCCTTTTCTTCAAACAGCTTGGGCAGAAATGGCCGAATTATTTGAAGAGAACGAGTTACCAGCGACTAATAATACTTCAGCGGTAATTCCAGTTACCACTACTCAATTTGATATTGGTGGTCCAACTGGCCCAGCATTACCACAGGATTTAATTGAAATCCAGGGAGTATATGAGAGGCCAACAGGAACATTAAATGATTTCACTGAAGTAGTTAAAAGAGATTTTTTACCTAAAACTTCAGTTCTTACTAATGTTCTTGGAGTTTATGTTTGGCAAGGTCAGGTAATTAAATTTTTGGGCGCGAATACTAATATTGATGTAAAGCTTGATTATCTTGCAAATGTATTTAATCCTTTAATTGATCCCAGTTCAATTGTAAATATTATTAATGCTAAAACCTCATTAGCATATCGAACCGCTGGTTTAGCAGCATCAATGATTGGTGAAAATCCTGATAGAGCTGCCGAATTAAATGGATTCGCATCTACAGCAGCGGAAAGATTAATTAATATTTCAATGAAAGGTCAACAAGCAATTGCATCAAGAAGGAGGCCATTTAGAGCAGGATATAAAACACGCGGCTCAATTTAATGGTTTAATGGTAAATTAATAGACACGATTCCGTTTACCATCACGAAGGAGAATTAGAATGGCATATCCGGCGCGATACGTTAAAAACATTTGGTCAATGCTAACTCAGTTAGCTCGAAATGATGTTTGGGAATTTGCTGATAGTGGTGCGCCTACTAATGGTGTGACTGGTGTTAATCTTTGTGGGCCTGGTTCATCGTATATTGATGTAGCTACTGGTAATACATATACTAATAAGGGCACCAAAGCTAATCCTAATTGGCATCTGAATACGACCGCTTAATTTTTTAAGGGGGTGGGAAATAAAATCCCATCCCCAATTAAAATGCGAAATCATACACCAATTCCAATCACACAATTTAACGGATTATGGGCGCGTGGAGATAATGATTCTGTTCCATCAGATCATTTCTCTGATTGCAATAATATTGATTTTAGTCAAACATCAGTATTTACCAGAGCGCCATTTGCAAAAGCTTTTAACAGATTAGGATTTACTCCTGGTCGAACTGTTGTTTATAGTAATAATATTACTCATAAGACTTATTTCTTAATACTTGACCCCATTGGTGGGAATTTGTATTCTATGCAAATTTCCCCAATTGTAGGTGGACCTGTATTAATCTTAACAGTTCCCGGAATGACCGATTTTGGATTTGCAAATTTTTTCGGTCGCGCATATATTAGCCCTTCAAATGGTATTACTGGAATTTCTGGTCAATTAGTTCAAGTTTATGATGGGACTTTGTTATGGCCCGCAGCAGGTCAAACACCAGCATTAGGAACTTTCAATGTTACTAACGTAGTTTTAACTGGCGATATTGATGGCGGTAATCATTGGTTTGGAGTTTCATATTTAACTAAATCAGGATTCATTACTCCATTTCAAGTTATTGGCGCACCATTATTAGTTCCACAAGATAGATTCGTAACTTTAAATAATATTCCAATTGGACCTGTTGGAACCATTAAAAGAATTCTTATCGCAAGTAAAGTTACGTCTTCTCTTATCACTGACGTAAGACAAGTTACATTTTATTTCATTGATAATACTTTTGGAACTATTAACGATAATACAACCACTACAATTAATATTACATTCTCAGATGCCCAATTAGTTGAGGATGCATCTTATCTTCAAGGTTTAGCACAGAAGATTGATGCTGGTGTATTTTTAGGTGCTTATCATAATAGATTGGTTGTAGGTGGAGCTGTTTTAGATTCTAGTATTGTAACAGCAGGAACTTTTCCACCTTCATTAACCGCAGCAGCGGCTGGTGATCCATCTACATTAAAATTCTCATTACCAGGCGATCCCGAATCTATTGATACTGTAGGTGGGATTAATCAAATTGATCCTTCACATAGTATTTCGATTATTGATGCTTTTGGAAATAGCCAACCAATTGGTGTAACTGCATTACAGGAATATAGGGATGTATGTTATGTCGGAAAGATTAATAAGTTCTATGGCCTTTCCGATAATGGTAGTGATCCTTCTAGCTGGATTCCTACTACTATTGATGAAGGTATTGGTTGTTTTCCGCACGGTATCACTACTATTTTAGATACTGGTGGAGTTAACATTGATGCATTCTTCGTAGCGGATAAAACTGGATTATATTTCTTTAATGGAAATTTCCAGAAACCCGAAGTCAGTTGGAAAATTGCTGACTTATGGGCAAGGATTCAGAAAACATATAATCCGACCGCGCCATTCAATAACTTGATGCATTTTGTTAATGATAGTGTTAGGAAGAAGATTTATATCTCGCTTCAATTTGAACCAGGTGTAATGGTTCCTTTAAGTGCTAATACGCCTGAAGATAGTGATGGATTAGATTTTAGTACACTTGCATCTATCTCAACTCAATTAAATACCTTTGAACCGAATACAAGTAAGGTAGTTAATGTTCAAACTAACACTGTTGCAGGCGGATTTGTAAATCAACCAATTACTACACAACCGCCACCTGTATTTATACCAGATCCTTTAACTGATTCAGTTTCAGGACTTCTTAAAGCATTAGGTTTATCAGCACCCGGAACAACTGTTATTCCGCCACCTGTTATTACTAATAATTCACTTCCATTTAATGTTAATAATGGTGTAATTCCAAATATCATTCTGGTTTGTGATTATCAGAATGCTAATATTTCAACAGGATTATATACTACTCCATTATATACAACTGTAAGGTGGTCTAAGTGGGTTTTCAATACAACTCAATATAGCCCAGCGGCATTAGTATTATATGATGATGGTACTAAAGTTAATTTCTATATGTTTAACTTAGTTGACCAACTCATATATCTATTTAATGGTAATGCTAATCAAAAGGAATTAATTTCAACTCCCTATTTTGATACTGCATTATTAGGAGATAATGAGGATTCAATCAATCATTTTGGTCAGATTAAAATGATTGTTAAAAGTGATGGTGCTTCGGTTATTAGCCCTGCGGTTATTAATCGCGATAATACAAGAATGATTAGATGTAAAGGACTTAAAATTGGTCCTAACCCTGGTGTAGAACCTGTATTTTTAGCTAACTTCAATGCACAGAAAGCTAAGATTCGAGTTCAAACTAATATTGGGGGAACTTTTAATATTAGTAAATTAATCGCTTATCTTAAACCTGTTTGGAGTTCGTTACCACAATGATTAGCACAATTGGTAATTTATATACACTACTTAATAATACCGGATTACAAGCTAAGGATAATGCTACTTATTTAGTATTAAAAGGTATTATTGATGGTTTAAGTGGAATTAATACTGATTATGCTACTTTAAGTGGAACTCCACCTAATATTTTCAAAGGAACTAATTCATTTGAGAATGTAGTTGATTTAGATAGTGGTCAATTGCATTTTCCTCAAATTCAAAATTCATCTATTGATCCTAATACCTTAGATGATTATAATATTGGAACTTGGACGCCTGTTGATCTTAGTGGAGCTGGATTAGCTTTTACACAAGTATTGCCTGCGAATTTTATTAAGATTGGTAAGTTAGTAATTGCTTGTGGATTTATTTTATTTCCAGTTACTGCGAATGGATCAATTGTAAGTGTTAGTTTACCATTTGCAGTTAAACCAGGTTTTGAAACTTCAGCCCCTATTATTTCATCAAACTCAGGATTAAGTTTTACAGGGATTGTTGCGGGGGATTCTGGTTCATTCGTGGCATTAGTTGATTTAAATGGAAATATTCTTGTAAATTCTCAATTTAGTGGTAAAAGATTTGGTTTTACAGCAATTTATATTTCATCACATTAATCATGATCAACGAAGTTCTTCGTTCATTATCCCCAATTGAAATTGTAGCCTTAACTCTTATTGGAGAATCGAGAGGTGAACCAATAGAAGGTCAGGTCGCGGTTGGAAATATTATTAGGAATCGCTTTCACAATAGCAAGACCAACCAATCTTATACTGATGTTTGCTTAGCACCAAAACAATTTTCATGCTGGAATCAGGATGATCCTAATTATCCTGTTTTAATGGAAATTTCACAGAAAATGGTCGCGGGGCAGGTAATTGATAATCCATATTATAGACAATGTTTATGGGTAGCAAGTGGAATCGTTAATTGGAATATTTTAGATAATACATTTGGTAATGAATATTATATGACCAAAGTATTATTTGATTCCGATAAGCGACCTTCGTGGGCTAAAATTACTAAGAAAGATCCTATTCAAATTGGCAGGCATGTATTCTTTGATGTGTAATTCCAATGAATATCAGATTACTACAAGCTGGTGATATTGAGAAGATTGAACAAATTCATAGAAAATTTTATGAAGGAGAATTTGTTTTACCTTTTAATCGAAAACTTCTTAATAAGTATGTAGTTGAATCTGATGATAAGCAAATCATTACATTCGGCGCGCTGGAATTAAATGCTGAAGTAATCGCGATAACCGACCAAGATATTAATATTAAAGATAGACGCGAAGCACTTTATAAGTTATACCAGGCAATGCTTTTTGAAGCAAGCCATTTTAAGTTTGATTTGATTCAATGTTCCGTTACGGACCCATATTGGGAACGTCATCTTAAAAAAATTGGTTTTGTAGAATCAAAAGGAAAATTGCTAGTTCATAAGGTATAACATGGCAAAAGGCGATCACGATAATACGCAAAATTCAATCAATACCCAAAAAACTGCTCAAGGCACTGAGGGAAATGCATTACAAACTCAGGCCGCGAACCGTTATAATAATGCATACGTTCAAGACCAGGGATTAAAATCTAATATCACCGCTGGATATGAAAATTTTCTAAATCCCGATTACCTTAATAATCTCTTAGGAGGTTTCAATTCTACTTTAGGTGGAATTGGTGGGGTTAGTGGTGGTATTGATGAATCATTAATTAGGAACATGGGAAATGATCCTTATGCAGTTTATAAGTCATTTGCTAATGGCGGTGGATTAAGTCAAGATTTCCAAAATCAATTTGCAAGTGCCATGTCTAATATGGATACTGCAAATGATTCATTTAAGAATTTTATTGCCACAGGTGGATTCTCGCCTGGTGATATTGCATCAATGCGTCAGAATGCAATGGACCCTGTTATTGGTTCCTTTAACGCGGGATTAAGGAATCTTGATAGAAATAAAATTGTTACAGGTTCAGGTGGTGGTAATTATAATGCTGCTGTTGCTGCTCTTGGTAGAGATCAGGGACAAGCATTAGGAAAAACTACTACTGGTATTGAATCTAACCTTGCACAAATGGTTCAGCAAGGTAAACAATTTGGTACTACAGGATTAGCTGCTACATCAGCGGCAGAAGCACAAGCTAAAACTGCTGTTGCTAATTTAGATGCTCAATTAAGATTATCCGGCGCGGCCGGAATGACTGATATTGAGAAATCACGATTAACAGCAGAATTAACTAATGCTCAAATTAATGAACAAGCATCGGCAGCAAATGCGCAAATCGGATTAAGTAAAGCTGGATTACAATTACAAGCTGCTGGCATTCCTATGGAAGCATTAAAGGGAATGACCACATTATATGGAACTGCTCCTGGTGATACATCAGATGCGCAGAGATTAGAATTACAACAGGAACAAATTAATAATAATTCTCAATTAGGATTAATTAATTCCCAGATTGCTGGTTCTTACATTCCATCTGATTTCCAACAGGGATTAGGAAATGTTTCTGGTGTAATTGGACTTGGTGGTCAAATCGCGGCTACATTAAGTGGATTACCAAAATTAGGAACTGGTGGAAATAATGTTAATCAATTACAACAGAGCGGTTCCTTTGATGAAAATGGTAATTTTATTACCGATAGTCAAGGTGGTCCTGCTGTAAATTCGCCATCGCTTTATTCTACTGGTGCTAATAATACTGTTGGTCGTGGAATTCGACTGAGCACTAACATCTATTCTGGGAACCGATAATTATGATGCAAGATTTTCTTTCATTATTACCATTACTACGCGCCCAGAATGGATTATTAAATTCTGTTAATCCTACTCCACCTGATGATCCAAATGTAAATGGTGGATTAGATGTTAATAAGAGATTATCGGAATTATATCATCCTTCAAATCAGGCAAATGAGGCATTAAATGCTAACATGGCCGCGATGCCAAGTAGAGATGATCCTAATTATGCACCAAGTCCATTAAGAAAAATTGGTGCTGTAATTGCTGGTTTGGGTGCTGGTGTTAGTCCTTCTGGTATTGATCATGGTGCAGCAATTGGATTTAGAGGTAATCCAGGCGCAGCATTTTCTACCACAACTGGAATTTTAGATAGACCATTTGATAATGCTAATGCAGATTGGCTTGAAAAGAATAAAGCATTACAATTCGGCGCATCTGAGGAAACTCGGAATAATAATCTTAATCGCCAAGTTGCTGAACAAACCATTGGTCGTGAAGTTCAGAATAGGCGAGAAGATACAAATGCAAAGAGACTTGAAGAAACGACTCGTGCTAATAAAGCCAAAGAGGACGAAAAACAACGTCAATTAGAAATTAGCCAGCAAAGAGCAGATGCTTATACTTGGCATCAAACCCATCCTCAATATGAAGGTAAAACTGATTCAGATGGAATGTTAGTTTATGTTAATAAAACTAATCCATCTGATGTTGTAAGAACCCAAATTGATACTGGTAAGATGAATGATTTTGATAAGATCAAGATGGGTATTAATGGTAGATTAAGTGAGATTGCTGCACAAGGTAAGAATCAAGCTAATGTAGCTAATATCAATAACGCGGCCAAAAAAGATATTAAACAAACCGCGCCTGGTGTTAATCCCGCTGCTAAAGGTGGGACTGAAACTCAAACTGATACAAGTATTATTCCTGCGGAAACTGATGGCGGAATTTTAGGAACTGGTATTCATGCTCAAGTTATAACGCCAGCTCATAAAATTACTAAAACTAAAAAATTACCTATTGCTGCTGTTACACCTGTTAATGCACCAGCAAAAATTCAAAAAGAAATTCCTGGTATTCCTGGTTCATTAGCAGAATCGTCAGATGGTGGTAAGACTTGGAAAAGGATTAAATAATGCAAAATCCAGCCATCGGTGATGATGTTAGTTCTTTAATGAGTGGCCCTAAAGTTGGGGACGATGTTTCATCTTTAATGGGTTCAACTAATAATGAAGAAAAGAAGAATGATGAGCATCCACTATCTTTCTTGGATTCATTTTCTAAATCAACAAGTGAATTCTTAAAAAATCATCCAATTATTCGGCGTGCATTTCTGGGACCAAGTGCTGAAGATGAAGCGAATAATAAAGCGTTTATTACCTCCCATCTTACTGGGAACGCAAAAACTTCTGCTGAAAATGACCCTAATACTGGTAAGGTGGTAGGACCAGGATTATCTAAGATTCCTGGTTTAGAAGCGGCTGGAAATTATATTAAGAATAAGGCAATTAATTCTGGTAATTTTTATGGTGGTGCGCTTGGTTCTATTTTAGGTGATATTACATCAGCCGCGTCTACAGGATTTGATCCTAGAACTGCCGGATTAAAACCTGTTCCTGAAGTTATTAAACCTGAACCACCACCACCAGTACCACCTGTAGCTCAATTACCTAGTGCAACTTTTGATTTGCATAAAATGGCTAGTTCAGAAGGCCCTAATCAACCATATGTGATTGGCCCTCATCTCGAACCAGATGTTGAACAACCAACATTTATCGTGGCTGAAAATGGAACTGTTGTTCCCAATAAACCACAAGTAATTCCAAATGGAAATGTTGTTGATCCTGATGTAATTGCGCGAACTGATGTTGGTATTAATCCTGATGCAAATCTACCTGCATCTAAGTTTAATACCAATGAATTGATGGAACAACAGAGATTAGCTAATCTTAAATATGGTCCCGAAGCGCAATATCCTGGTAGTAGATTAACTATCAATGGTGATGTTCCAGCAAATCCTGTTGAATCTGGTGATGTTAGGGGTGGATTTAATTCACAAACACAACCTGATAAATCATTAGGATATCCATTAGATGTTGTTCCCAATTCGTTACGACCCAGAACAGTTCAATCTGATTTATTAAATATTAGTGAACCTAAAACATCACTAATTGAAAATGGAAAATTTGAACAAGCAAAACCTGATTTAACTCCTGATGAACCTACTAATATTCCATCAGGAAATGAAGAAGGAAAACCAACTGCTATTTTCAAAGGATTTCAACCTGATGAAAAAGGTGGTGGTTTTCCAATGTATGATGTACAAGGTGGACCGCGAAATGGTTCCACTGTTAGTGCTGAAACATTAAATCAATTAGGAATCGAAGTTCCAGAAACTCCGGAATTTAAACCTGATGAACCACAATTAAATGGGGATCAAATTAGAGCGCAGATTTTAGCTAGAAGGAAAGCTAATTCAGAAGCTGCTATTAGAGATACTGATTCTGCATCAGTTGCTAATAGACCATCTTTAATGGAACCGCATATGGCCTTTGGTCAGGTTCCTACTGAATTATCGATGGATAATGGATTCAAACCTTCTTTAGATCAAATTAACAGCGCGCCAATTCGAGCATCAAATCCTAGTGAGATTGTTATTCCTAAACCTGGTCAAGCAGTTCCATCTAAGGATATTAGTACTTACAATGCTAACTTTGATTCACCACATAAAGTTTTATTAAGAAATGAATCAACTAAACCTGTTGTAGAACCCATTTTAAAAGCCAATGATGAAGGCGCGCAATGGGAAGCATCTACAATGCGCGAAGCTGCTGCAATTACAGAGGGATTAAATAAAGCTGATAGAATGAGATTATCCGCATTAATGGAGCATGGAACTGATGATGCTGCATTTAATGCGCGTAATATGATTTCTACTGATCTGATTAATAGAGCAAATCAGGCAAAGAGATTAACTGATTCCATTTATCAGATGTTACCAGAATCAGCATCTACTAGAGGTGGCGATGAAATTGGGTATTGGGAAAATTACTTTACCCATATGCAGAAAGAACCTGAAGGAATTAGGAATCAAATTAAAGCTATTTTTGATCATAATTTTGGTAAGGATAGCCCATTAAAACAGGTTTTTGAGCATAAAGAAATCCTTGATGATTCTGGTAATGGTTCTATTGGTGATATTTATGAAAAGGGAAAAGGTAATCCCACTTCACCATATGTAGAACCACGAGAAGGTATGCGACCAGAAGATATGGAGTGGGATTATAATAAGGTTATGCCCACTTATATTTCTTCAATGAGAAAGATTATTTTCGATAAACCTGCTATTGAACAAGCAAGTGAAGCATTAAAATCTGTTCCCGCTGATACGAAACTTAAAGAATTAGGTCAGTGGTATATTCAGAATTATTCCGGTTACGATGCTCAGAGAGGGTTACATCAAGCTGCAAATGCGGTCGCGGATCAAATCGCTAGAACTACTGCTAGAAGTATTATTTCATTTAATCCTGGTTTGCATATGTTGCATATTGGTGAAATTCCAGCAAACATCTATCCAGAATTAGGTGAGAAATATACAGCTCTGGGAATAATGGATACCATTAGAAAACCATTTCAAACATATTCTGATATGGCGCGAATGGGAATGTTACAAGGGGAAATTAAACCTTTAGCATTCAAAACTCCTATGGAGCGATTTGATTCGGCTGGATATTTCTTATCATCTGTCGAAGCAATGGTAAAAGGCGTAGCATATAATGGTGCTAAAAGAAAATTCTTAGCAGAAGGTTTAGAACCTGCTCAGGCTGAATTACAGGCCATGAGAATGACTAAGGATTTAACCATGACAGTTGATAAAGCCAGACAAATGAAAGGCTTATCACCTGAATCTAATTATATGGGTGGTGAAGTTGGATCGCGATTAGGTGGGCAGTTTAAAGGAATTCCACTTAAAATTGTGGAACAATATAAGGATATCGCGGCCGCTTTAAAAGATAATCCAAGTCAAGCGCAAGCTTGGGTTAAAATGGCTAGAATGTTAGCAGGTGGTGGTGCTGCGGGAATTGGAACACAACAATTAGGAGTTAAATTATTTCACGTTCATCCAAGCTCATTATTGCCATCAGCAGTATTAGGTCCTGCTGCTCCAATGATGACTAAAATTGTTACTGATTTAGCAGGTGGGAATTGGCAAAAGGCAGCATTTGATACTGCTATGTGGGCCTTACCAGGTGGGAATAATTTAAAGCAGCTATTACCCCAACCTGATAAGACTCCCAATCCGAATAAAGGTAAGATGAAACTTAAGTTTGTGCAGCCTTCTCTTTAGCATGATCTCTAATTTGAAAAAAGCATTTTTTGCAACATCTAACGCTATCAATCCTGCCTGACATATTAGAACGGAAGGGAAGATAAAAAGGCTTCCCTTCTATTTCTTCAAAACAATACTTACAATCCTTTGAAGTTTTCTTCTGAATTCTATCCTGATGTGATGGCATCTATCTAATCCTTGATTTAACTTCTTGTTCTAATGATTCATAATCAGGCGCGATAATATATCCGGCTAATTCCCATCCTCTTACTTGTTCAGTTTTACTTACAATTATATATTCCTTATCATCTTCGGTAATTACTATTTTTGAAACCATCAGTATTCTTTTAATTTTAAATTCTTTTTTCATCCATTGTAAAGTTTCAGAAAAATTAGAAGATAAGACCGCAATTGGTTTTCCCATTATTTTTGATACCTACTATGAAATTCGGCCGCGCTGATTTTCTTACCAGTATTTAAATTGTGATAGGAATTATCGGATTGGGCATGAACCCAATATTTTTCACTATTCAATTCCTTTTCGCGATTTTCATTGTATTCAGCCCAATAACATTCATTACATTTAAAGGTGTCAACTAATCCCATAAAAGATGTCATGAATGGTTTCTTACATCTACAACAATTTAATGGTCTTTTGGGTTGATTTTTTCTTTTCTCCTTTTCCCATTTTATATTTTCATTTGTTTTTCTTATTCTTTCTGCGTATTCTTTATCCCATTCTGCCTGCTTTTTCCTTATTCTTTCCTGTTCTTCCTGATTAGCTCTTTGTTGATTATAAGCAGCATTTTGTTGTTGTTGATATTGTGATGCTGTTTTATCTGCTCTTTGCCCACCTGTAAATCCCCTTCCACTAAAATAATTAAATAAATCCTCTACATTCCATTCTGAAAATGGAGATTTATAGGAATTAGTAAATGGATTATTAGGTGGATTAGGTGGATTAGGTGGAGTTGATCTCCATTGTGGTTCTGTTGATCTTGTTACATCATTATAAGTTTTAGGTGTTGGATTATTTAATGACCAATTCCCTTCTTCTAACATCTTACAAACTTTTCGCGCAGCTAGATTAGCTTCATTATCATTCGGATTATTATTTGCTAATCTAGTTAGTTTTTTTAGTAGATCGAGATTCATGTTTTTGTTTTTTAATTCTATCTTTATGTTTCTGATAATATCTCTTATTTCTCTTACTTACTTTAACCCTACATCCAAAACATCGCCAATAAGGTTTGGATGGTAAACCACAATCTATACAATTTCCATTTGATCTATATCTTTGATATTGTTTTCTTCTATATTTTTTTATATATTCATTTCTGCTCATTTCTACTTAATACCTTAAAGAATGTATCATCCCTATCAAACAAATTTCTCAAACTTCCCTGTATAACATCTTCAGTAACTAAATTTACTCGTTCTAAGGTTAATCCCTCAATAACCCAGATATGACCTTTAGAACAAGTATATTTAAAAGTATTACCAGGAACTCGTTCTCTTGTACAAAATCTTTTTCTTCCACATTGCTTGCATAATCTTAATTTTTTGCCTTTATTCATCTGTTTTAATTAGAGGTTTAATTGTTTTATAGACACATTCAATAAATCCATCAACCACACTAGCTTTTGAAAATTTGAAAAATGTTAAACAAATACCTTTTTCAGCGGCAGTCATTGCACAAAATGCCTTAGCTGCCAATTCAAATTCTTCTTTTTTATTCATAAAATTAAAGTGGGATAGAAGGGAGTCGAACCCTTAATTCCTTTCGGACCTAGGATTTTAAGTCCTATGCGTATGCCAGTTCCGCCACTATCCCATGATGAATTATTTATCTTTTATTCTATTTAAATGAGCATCTTTACATGATTGGCTACAAAAGTATAAATATTTATAACCTGGAATAAAATGAAAAATTGGACCATTAGATGTAAATTTTGTTAGACAACTTTCACAACTATAAAGTTGGGGTTGATGACTTATCCCTTGTTCAGCTTGACCTAATCTTGCTTGATTATATTCAGCCTGTTGTTTTTTAGCAAAATCAATTTTAAGATTTTGTTGATCTTTATATCTTCTATTCCTTCTCGATGCAATCCACAAAGTTACAATTACGCAGATATCAGTTTCAGTATCATAGATTGATTCATTTGCAGGGACTTTATTCCCGTTTTCCAAATTAGCCAAACGATATAGTTTTTCGCCCAATCTCCCAATAAAACCTGAATCATCAGGATTATCGAATAGTTTAGATAATTTGCCAGCAAAATAATAGTTACCAAAAGGATCACTATTAGATGCATAATCATGTAACTTTTTATCATGCAACTTTCCCATTTCATCTAATAGAGCATAAAACTCAGATGAACCATTTCTTTTTAACTCTGTCATTTTCTCTTTCCTCCAATTAAAATTCTTTTCTGAGCAACAATTTCCCTAATATCCATCGCAGCATCAGCTACGCCATGCCAATCTTCTTCTTGAACTTTAAGTTTAAGATAATCAATCATTCTATCTTGCTGATTTTGTAATTGTTTAATTGTATTATTTATTGTTTCATTTATTACTTGAGATTCTTTTGATGATTTGTTTGCCATTTTTAATCCAATGAACCATTTGCAGTTCGCGGTTCAAATTTACTCATACAATACTTACAACCACATTGAAGATATTCATCATTACTTGGAGGATAACTAGGTGAATCTACCTCAAGAATACAACGACCTTCTTTAATTCGTTTTTCTTTTTCTTCTTTGGTTTCCTTCATCAATTCTTTCCTTTAAAGAATTTCTCCAATTCCTTAACCTGTTCTTCCGGCATTCGATAGATAATTTGACTTCCAATTGCTTCCTGAACTACTAATCCCGCCATTTCAAAAGACCTAATCATCTCATCCAATTCCGCAGCATTGAAATGCATCCAATATTTCTTGGCAAGCAATTCTCTGCTAATAGCATGATTATCTCTACTTAGCAATTCATTAACGATAAGCAATTTTTGGTCCGCGAGCGAAGATTTGCCTCGCTTACCCATTGTAGTTTTCCTAATATTACCTACTAAACCTTCGCACTTTTCAATCGCTTCTTCAATATCATTTAGTGAAATTTCAAGGTTCAATGACTTACTTAATGATATTAACATCGCGACCTTAATTACAGAATCACCAACTCGCTGCATCGTACCAGTTGGATCTTTTACTTTCTGCTTTTCAATCGTTCGGTAAAAATCAAGATACCATTCTTCAAATCTATTCCCAGCCTGTGTATCGTGGAATGGTTTGAATGGTCCTTGTAATTTGCCCACTTCTTTTAAATATTCAATCCAATTCTCTTCATCTGGTTTAATTTCTAATGGTCTGATTAATGGATTTAATGTATTGTATTTCGATTCCGCGATTACAAACATTCTACCCATAAATCCACCATGAACATCTTTAGAACCTACAAAATCTTCAAAATGCGCTTCATTTGTTCCTACTAAGATTGTCAATGTAGGATCTTTTAATTGAAATGATTCCATCTTCAAAAGTGACTTGTAATCTCCCTCATTATATGACCTATCATAAAGATCGGTTAAGATAGTCATTGCAGAAGGATCAGTTACTAATGATGATGTAAATTCACTTGCACAAATGAACGCGGTCGATTTAAATTGAATCTTACCTCCTGGCTTACTTTCTGCCGTTCCAAGTTCTTTTAATATCCCTTGAATCGAACTTCTACCAGAGATAATTTTAGTATTGTTAACAGATTTCACTAATCTCTTTGCTAATGATACTGGTGGGCCTTTTCTTAATCCTGAGTCAGCATAAAGCATGACATAAATGTTAGGATAAGTTTTGAATGCCCCACCGCGGTCGAGATATAGATTATCTTTAACAACAGCACTAATAGCTGCTAATGCTGACCAATACCAAAATGATTGTGGTGATTCAAGTTCTTTATACGCTCCCAATATCTCTTTTAGAAGGTCCATCGGTATCAATATCACGAAGCGCGCGGGTTAGGTTAATTACAAGCGGATAATGCTCGTAACTGATATACTGTTTTGAAAGATATTGATATAGTTGTTTTGCTTCATCAATTGTTATTGTAAAATAATTTTGTTCATTCATCTGTATTTCACCAAATTCTTATAGTTCTCACCAATTTCAACATCAGATGGGATAATTAAATCCCTTCGTGGCATGGAACAATTCTTGAAACAAATGGGACGTTCCATTTCCCTTTTTAAAACTGGAACTACTGAACCAACTTCATTAATTCTAATTGAAAATAACAAAGCATCATGGGATTCAAGAATGCATTTGATACCTTGAAGTTCATTTTCAATTCTCAATTTCGCGGCTTTGGTATTATCAGTAACCGTTCTCTGAGGAATATAGGAATATCCCTTTCGAAATAATTCATCACCCCACCTTTCAAAAAATTGTCTGATGGGACCAAATTCAGCATCCACGCCATATGGAACTGGAGCGCGTAATCTTCTACCATCATTAGCTAAGCAATCTTGAATTCCTTTATGGAATACCTGCTGAATTGAAGGTTGCCTAGCATGAAAAATCCTTAATGCTGTTTCCGCGAATTTCTCGTCAATAGAAATATTAATCTTGTATTTTCTTGCGTCTGTATTAACAGATAAAGCTGCTCGTTTTTTACTCGCCCCCAAATGACCTGCGTGCCGTAAAGTCTTGCCACAAAATCTAATAGGTGATTCATATCCGAGAATTTTCTTACTATAATCATCCTCAGTACCACCAAAAAACCAACTAGCGGTAAGAGCATGATAATCGTGTTTATCAATATCGATAAGTGCTTGTTCATCATCGGCAAGTAAGAATACAACTCTTGCTTCTGCCTGAGAAGAATCGATATTAATAAAAACTTCTCCCGGATCGGCAACATACATTGACCTTAAATCTTCACCAATATCACCATGTTTCGTCATGGTTTGAAACGCGGTTCCAAGAACCTTATCGATTTTCTTATTAGATAAATTCTTAACTTCAATCGAAGGTCTAATTGGTGGATCTTGTTGCCCTGTAGAAGTTCTACCAGTATCAAGGCAAAGGAAAAATGTTGATTTCATTCTTCCATCAAAATCTGGCATTGCTAGAAGATATGTATTAATAGTTTTCTTAACACGTCTATCTTCTAAAATTAATTCCATTACTCGTTTATGTAATTTATTCTTTCCATGTTGCGCGAGTAATGATGTTAATTCTTCTTCACCTGTTCCTGCTCTGCGGGGCAACTTAAAATTATCAAATAGCAGACTTGCAATTTGCTTAGGTGAATTACTATTAATTTGTGTTCCGCAGAGTTGCCATAACTCATAAGCATTCGCTTCTTGCCATTTCACATATTTCTCAATTAAAACTTCTCTAGCTTTGGCATCAATGCGGAATCCAATATTCTCAGTTTTAAGATATGACCAATGAAGTTTAAGAATGAAATTCTCATAATAAGGTCTCATTCCTAATTCATCTAAGTCGCTATCCATCGCTAAATCTACTTCTTTTGTAACGCAAGAATCTCGTGCGCATCCAAGAAATAAATCTTCGACTGAGCCTTCATACATTCCTTCGTTTTTATAGAATGGTTCCCTTGTATAGATGGATGTATTAAAAGCCAATGACTTCGGTAATTCAGGATTAATAGCAAAAGCCTTAAGCATTGTATCACTAAATAAATGCTTAATGATAAAGCCAAGTCTATTAATCTTATCTTGATCGTATTTGAAATTCTGACCAATGATATCATATTTCACCAATGCTTCAGCAACATAAATCCACATCATTGCCATATCGGAATCGGGAATTGTGGATAATCCCTTCACATTCCAAAGAGGAATTGTCATTCCCTCATATGGTGTAAATGCGAATCCGATACAGGATGGAATACATTCTAATGCTTCGATATCGACTGCTGGATTCTTATGATCTTTATATTTCCTAAAGAATTCATATACATCAGCAGATGACCGCGCAACCCTTAACATGCGACTGGGTAATATTAATTGACTTGTTAGAGATTCTTCTTTAGCTCTTTTCAAATCAACTAACATTATCTGTCGCTGCCAATATGCTGTAGATTCTCCACCTTTGGCGAAGATAAAATCTTTAGGATGATAAGTCGCGACTACCTTCTTACCATATCCAGTTAAAATCGAACCGCGATAATCAGTAAGAGGTGATTTACCAGTAATAGCATATAGAGCAGTTGAACCTAAACAAATGATTACATTAGGTTGAATCCCAGCAATCTCAACTTGTAAATCATTATATTCAGTTTGAAGATTAATTCCCTCTTGTTCTGCGCGAACTTTAAAAGGAATTTTGGCATCACCGATATTAGGCGGAACATAATATTTGCACGCGAAAGTTTTCCAACATGAGAACGAATCGATTCCAGCTTCTTTTAATACTTTATCCAGTTCGCGACCAGCAGAACCTGTATATGCTTTATGATTTCTTACATCATCTTCGGTTGGGCACTCAGATACAATAACTATTTTAGCACCCATTGGGCCGAAGCCACAGATATATTTTTCGATATCCATTTTACGATTATTTTTTCCTCATTAATTTAAGTGCTTCATTTCTACTTGTTAATGAACCATTAAGATGATGATTATCTGTTAAGAACTTTGCAATCTTAATATCTTCACTTATTAATGATATTGATTTTTGGAAATAAATAGCAGTGCGCTTCAATTTCCATTTCTTTCCAAACTTCAATAACATATGACAATGGAAAAGCTCAACAATAAAAACTTTTCTTTTCCAGTTTGTTTCATTATTAAACTTTTCTTTGTATGTCATGTGATTATATTATTTAAAAGGCGAAGCTAGGGATTGATATATACTAATGATTCTCCTAAGAGAAATTAGATTATCAAATCCCTAGCCTCTATCCATTATAGAAATTCTTCCCGCCTAAGTGAGCTTGTTATGAGTTATTCATAACCATCATGAGTTCGTCGGCAATACAGTGGTAGTGATTTATATTGCACCTCATGAGACTACTACTTGTGCAAAAATCTATAATGGAATCTCTTTATTACTTATCTATTTACGAAATGGGTTCAGGTTCGTCTTTATCCAAATCTTCATCTACATCAGGTTCATCAGAATCTGATTCATCCTCATCTTCTTCATCATCTTCTTCAAAATCAGAATCATCCAAATCTTCTTCTAAATCATCAGCATCATCATCATCGGAATCAGCATCATCGGTTGTGCTATCATCCGTTGAATCACCATTTTCATCCAATAGAAGATCATCATGGAATCGAATGGTAACTGATTCATCATTATCAACAAGTCGCAGGTCATCTCTCATTATTCATTCCTCGCAATAGCTGCATTTGCAAACATCATTACCGAATCCAAATGTGTTAACGCTGTTGCCTGTTCCCTACTAAATGGAGTGTTATCGCAAATTGTTTCAGCTAGTTGCAAACAATTCTGTCTGATAATTTCATATCTCTGAGGTTGATTACCTTCAGGTCTATGATATGAATATCTATTCCTCAATTCTTCCCGCGTCGGAATTGGCATTAATGTTAATCCTTTCATGGTGATATGAATCATACATATCTACCCAAAAGCAGATGCCCGCTAGGACAAACTCATCCTAACTTTCTTGCTGGTCTTTTCAACGCGCGTAATAGACTTAGTATCCATCGTAGTCTATATGTTTAACCACAATGAAAGGCATCAAATAACTAATTAATTACTTAACTCTGAACAGCGCGATACTGATTGGTAATGACATTCACGGTATTGTTGTTGTAAATACCATTACCAATGAACATTTCCAATTCCTTACCTTCCAATGCTCCCGTATTAACACGGAAACCTGGAGTAATTTCCAATGTAGGATCAACAGCGGTAAGCAATGGAATCATTGCACCAATTGCACCACTATTGAAGAACCACAGAAATGGAGTTGGAACGCCTGCGAACTTTTCATCACCAGTATCAGCATTCTTAATAATCACACCATCAAGTCTGATATTGGTAGTTTTTCCACTCTTGGCAAGCGCGGTTTCAACATGCTCAATCCGAACGCGATACCAAGCTGGCTCAACAATTTTAGAACGGAGAATATCCTTTTCTGAGAATTCAACTAACATGGTTTTGTTTTCCTTTTTCTGATTCTGATTTTTCGATTTTCCGTGTTTTGACGTTTTTTTATTATGTCATTTAAGCACTAAGCATTGACACCTCACCTTTCATTTTCTTGACCGCTGGGATAATGTAGCGATCATAGAAGTTATCATTACCAAAAATAATTTCCTCATTTAATGGTAATGCGGTTCGCGCAAAATCATCGCCAGTATGAACAGTGAACAATTCATATTGACCGCCTGAACTTGCATTCAAACCCATTTTGATATTAAAATGGTAAATCTCAGTGCAATACGCGGGAATTTTTGCAGCAGCTTTTTTCCCACCTGTGACAAGTGTTCGAGAAAAATGAGTTTTACCATCTAATGATTTCTGTTCAGTCTGCAAAATGTGACCAATTAGAATTACATTGATTGCATAATGCTTATGAATATCTTTGGTAAGAGCAATCAATTCTTGAAATACTGCCATTTCAGCATTATAATCTTCTACTGAATTGACCGCGATTCCCGCAATTACTTTACCTTGTTCACCATCACCAGATTTACGCGCCATTCCTTTAGTTTGCAAAGTTTGTTGATTGGTCGCGTCCCCCATTGATGTAATGGAATCAACAATTAATGTCGCGATTTTCCTTTTATCTTTCATTAAAGGATTTACTTGGAGCGATTCCAATTTTGCCTTAGCAGCGTTCCAATCTTTATAATCGTCGAATTCAATATCTTTTGGATCAATCCTAAAATTCCTCATTGGAATTCCAAGTGATTCCATTTTTTGGTCAAATGAAAACCAATATTGAGGTTTAGGATAAGTTAATGCGACTGTAGATTTTCTTGTCCCCGGCTCACCTTTAAATAATGAATAGGTGATTGCAGGGTCAACTTGATCCATTGTTGGCATATTAATTCCTTAAACTACTTTCAAACCCTTGATAGACGCATCCATTACATTGTTACTTCCATGATGCTGATGTTCATCATCTGGTTTTGGATACTTGTCAGCATACCAATCGCTATAGCATGTTTGAATATTTCGCATTGCTTCAAGCGCATTCACATTATGCTCGACAAGATACATGCAAAGGAGATTAGTAAATAAAGTGAGAGTTTCAACTTTATTTAAATCCTTTGCCATTAATTTAATATCTGCCGCGATCTTGGCAATTTCTTCGCTGCGCTTTTGCATTCTTTCCTGCTGTTCATTTAATTCCTCAGCAGTCATTTTACCTGTAAGAACACATACTAAACACATAATAAAATTTACCTTTCTAATAGGATAATTGGTTTTTCTTCATCCTTTGACCATCTTAATTTGGAACTATAAACAGAAACTTCCTCGATATCAGCAATGCCAATATCAGAATCCTGAAATCGAACTTCCATTTCTTCCCAACCTGGAATTTCTTGGATTCTTTTTACAATTTGTTTTCCGGTCATAATTATAAGGTATCCTCACCTGAATTAGAAATATCCCACTTCTTACCTTTATAGAATTTAAGTGCCAATTCCTCAGTTCGCATTCCCTCATCAACTTCACAAACTTCCTTGAAAACACAAAATCCAAACTTATGTTCACAACTATGGAAATTTGGCGGGAAATAACCTGATTCTAAATAGGTAAGATAAATCTTAGCCCAATAAGGAACAATAACATTAACCCATTCTGCCAACCTGGAAATGGAATATGGAACCATTACCCGTTGAAATACCTCATTCAATGGTAATGATTCTTGGAATCCAATATTGTTAATGATTACGTTCCTTACTTCCATTAAAACACATTGACCAATGAACTGGTTATTTAAACTTACAATATCCTTATTCATCGACCGCGTTTTATGGTCAGCAGGATAAATTCCTGTATTGGTATCATAAATTACATCGAACTTAGCTTTCCAGAGGATTCTAATTTCATCGTCCTCATAGATAACTTTACCTTTAACAACTTCTGATTCTAATGGAATCCAATGATCATTCTTATAATAATCAAAGTATTGTTCCATCCTTTTTAATACAAAATTATAACCTGTTCTTCTAGGTTTCTTTTCTGATTCCGCTGGAGTATTCTTTAATCCCGTTCCATCTTCGCCATTTTTGATATAAAGATATCCAGCTTTAAAACCATGCTCGATTGCATTGGCTCGACTCATTCCACCAATAATACCTTTGTTATAATGTTCCAAGATATGATGGACTAAGGAACCGCATTCAAGAGCATTAGCTTTACCAGAAATTAATTGCAAGTCATGATTGAATCGTAAATCCAATAAACGACCACACGTCTGTAATGATGTAAATATGGTCGCGTCGAAAATAAGATTCTTTTTTGGAATTAGAATATCAGTCATTTTTATTTTCAAATTCCTTAGAGCAATTGATACAATAATATTTGGTTACTTTAACAGTTCCATTACTAGCATCAACTTCAAGTTCGATATCTTCGATAAGCGATTTATCATCATTGGAACAAAATGGGCAAATGATATTATTCATTAATTTTTTCCAATGAAGTTTTCAAGATTCATTTTGACATATCTATAAATCATAAAAAATTCTTCTGGTCCAAGAATTATAGTGTTGGTAATTTCTAATCCGTTTTCTGTCGTAAGGATTAGCTGATTAGCATTTTCATCCTTTTCAGCATAAACCCCATCACCCATATATTGTTTATTCATGGAGTCCTTTTCGCATAAATATTTTCAAGAACTTCAGCTTGCTTATCGGATAATTTAAATCCATGAATCAATAAAGAGGAAATTTTCTTCATGAATTCTAATTCCCATTCAGAAAGATTAACTCCCTCTTTATTAATTTTCTCCATCCATTCGTATTGCTGTCTATATAATGGAGCCATGATTCATTAAATACAAATTCCTAATTGCCCATTCAATGAATTAAAATAAGCAGCTTCCTGCAAAATCTGTTCTCTTGTAACTTGATTTCTAACCCATCGATAGGTATCAAATTCCATAATATTGAAATAGAATTTACCTCTTGGATTAGGATTAGCTAATAAAAATGGCGGTGGATTCTTATCAGCATTCGCCGGTTCATCAGCAGGCCAAATATAAGGTAATGCCAATCTACCTACAATTTGCCAAATCATATCACCGCGATAACCACCATGACCATCAGGATCAGTTAGATTAAAATTATTAATCCAACCATCAAATTCACCAAATAGAATATCGTAATTCGACATCCTACCACCAGGAAGATAATCATTACCCTCGCCTAGTGGAATGTGACCTGTATTAAACTCAATACCAAGATTTCCATCAGGAAAAATATTACGAAATAAATTGCCAAATTGGACGACTTGTTCAGGCGACCAGCCATAAAAAATCCCATCATACCCAGGAGTAAAAATACAATACTTGTAAATATCCTTGAAGTATGAAGAGATTTGCTCGAAATTATCCATGAGCCAATTGAAGCCATATGTCATTCCTGCGGGATCATTATAAATATATTGACCCTGCGAATTCCTAACAGATTGCCCATCGCCTGCTAAACGAATATCGAGATAGAAACCATTATTCAAAACTTCTAATGCTAATTTTTTAAAACTGCCAAGATCATTAGTATAGTCGCGACCAATATTAAGATTAGAGTAGATTTGTCCTGGTTCGAGATAATTACCGGAAATGTCGAGTATAGCATGAGTATCGCGATTATTATGCTTAGCAATATAAGCATTATTTCGGTCGCCTTTTTTAGATAACCATGCTAAAGTTTCCCACCACGGTAAAGGCCCATATGATGTATTAACAGTTAGACCTTGAAATGCATACTTAACTTTGAGAATTTGATCTCTAGTTGGTAATGGCGGTCGAATGCCATGTTCGGAATTATATAAATAAGGTTTCATTATTTTTGATTCTCATCTAAGTTTAATTCCATCTGTCGTTAAATCTACAATTTTGGGAACCCAAGCTGTTTGACCCAATTTTTGTTCCATTCTTTTTAATGCTTCAGGAAGACTAAAATATGGGCCAATCCCAATTTTCCAACCTAATTCACTAGAAGTCCAACCACAATTTGGAATATATAATATAAATGAGTTTGTTTCCTTGTCCTTAATCGCAAACATATTAATAATTAGGAAGATTAACCCAAGTATAAGAATATGCTTTATCTTGTGGCCGCGTCCAGAATGTAATTAACTGACCATCGATGGAGAATTTCTCATAAACCCCAATTTCAGTTTTACCTGGCGCGAATGAACCATAAACATTTGGAACTTGAGAAAGATATGTTCCATCACTCATTTGAAGTGACGTGGTTCCATCATCATTCCCAATAAAATTACCAGTCGCGATGAAAGAACCATCAGTAGCAGTAACATCCTTAGCAACTTTTACCATTTTAATTTTCCTTATCCTTATTGAGCAATTAACGCGATATCAACTGAAGTATGTTTCTGGTCAATAACAAAAGCGGGATTACTATATGCTTTGTATCCTTTTTTATAAACGACCAGATAATGCGAAGAACCAACAGGTTGCGAATAAATGAGAAAACCCCCATCATTGGCAGTTAATCCCTTGAAATTCTTGTCATATGTAATTGCTGCCTGACCAATATTTTTCTTGGTCGCGCTATCAATAACATGCAACCTAATTGTCGATTTATCAACGGGAGCCAATGCTAATACAAATACAGAACTTAATCCTAATGCTAATACTTTTTTCATGATTAATACCTTTCCATAATTCTAATTACATTCTCACTTTGTTCCTGCAAAATTACTTCTTTTTCATGCACTACCGCATTAACAACTTCAATTACCAATGGGACTGATTTATAGAGATTAAGGTCAGTAAACTCTGCTACGCCGGAATTTAATTCACCTTTATCCCATTTCTTAAATTGAGGTTCAGTTCCAATCATAATTTTTCCCGAATCATAATCGAATCTGATTATCATTTCATTTTTCCACTTCTTCAACTTCGTATTCTACTTCACAATCATCTTCCATGATATTAAGAAATAATTGACCCTTACTAGAATCTTTATGCGTCATTCTAGCAATCGCATCTTTCTTATTATCAGCTTTGATGCGATGAGTTAATGTAATTGTTTTGATTTCTGTTACATCAAATATGGGCATTTTATTTCTCAAAAAGGAATCAATTCATCTTCTCTAACTTCTACCTTGCACCGAATACATTTGAAAATTCTAACCCGCTCACCTTGACGATTACCAGGAATTTCTTCAAATCTAATGAAATCAGAACCCCAAATTTTTCCATCGCAATCTGTATGATACCCGATGAATTCATTTGATTTAGATTCTAATACCATTATGATTATTCCTTATGCATCAAAAACGGGTTCTTCTGAAATCCAAAATCTAGCGTGAGGATAATTCCCTCTCAAAGCTTGTTCAAGATATTCTGCTGACTTCCTTTTAATAAACTTATCCGCCGCGTCCTTGTTATTCAATACCCTGAGAATCATATCATTTTGCAATACAATCCAGACGCGCGGATAATTGAAAGTCATATCATTAACTTGCTTTCTTCTTCCCATGTTTACGATTCTTATTCCTATCCCTAACGAGAGATTCTGCAAGTTCTTTCATAATAGAACCACCATCCCAATGCACATTATGATCTTGTTCATTCTTATGGCAAATTTTGCAATTTCCATTTCCATCATTATCATAAGAATGATTCATAACTGCATGAAATGATCTTCTTTTTGGTTCTACAATAGAATCGAGATGTTCATCTACTGTTCCCTGAGCATGAACATAATCCATAATAATCTTATCGGATTTTTGTCCAATTCGTTTCATTCTACCTTCAAACTGTTCCTCATTCGCGGGATTCCATTGCCTTTCATGTAAAATCCCATAATGGCCTGTTTGAAGATTTAATCCTTCACCTGCCGCTAATGTAGACGCGACCATAATAGCGCGTGGTGATTCATTATAAATTCTCTGCGCGGTATCCCTTGCTAATGAATCCATATCACTGGTAATTCTTAGCAATGGAATTTCAGGATAATTCTCATCCAAATATGCCTGAATATGTTCTGCTAAGATATTACCAACATCGATATGATGAACACCAATTAGAATTTTATCATCAGTCTCATCTAATCTATCTTTGACATGTTCCACAGTGAATGGAATTTTCGCCATCCCAATAATATGGCGCATTCGCTGTAATTGACCGATGATAGAACCTTCATTAATATCTTCGCCACCAATTGTGGCTGCATTAAACCAATTTACAAATTCCTCTAATGCCTCATCATATGCATTCTGTTCTTCATTCGGAATTTCACAATAAAGTTTATTCCTACTAACAGATGGCATTTCTGGCATTACTTCGATTGCTTCGCGGCGGATGCATAAATCTTTAATATATTCCTTAAATGCTGGAATATTTCTAATACCTGCCATTTTCCATTTACCAGGTTCAACTTCTACATATTCAACCCAGGTATCAAGAAAATTCTGATAACTATTAAATCTTTTGGGGTCAAGTAAATTGAAAACAGGGAATAATTCCGCGCCCCTATTTTTCCACGGCGTGCCTGATAATGGAAGAACTTGAAGTTCCCTTGCTAATTCTCTTACACCTTTTGTTCTAGATGAATCGGGATTCTTAATTAATTGGCATTCATCTAAGATTACCAATTTAATTCCAACTTGCTCGAATTTACTTATATCAAAGTTACGAATCATATCATAGCCGATGATATAAGTCTTAAATCCTTTAAGCAATGAATCCCGCGAAGTCTTAACAATCTGCGGGACATATGAAAGTCCAAGAACTCTCATAATCTCGCGCATGAATTGATACTTCAAACCCGATTTAACAACGAATAGAACTGGTAATGATTCTTCTTTTAGGAATTTTACATATCCTAAACCTTGAATCGTTTTACCTAATCCCATCTCATCGAAAATAGCGAATCCTTTATTTAATGCTAAACCTTTTTCAGCCGCGCGCATTCCTTCTAATTGAAATCTATACGGCCGTTTAGCATCACATTTTGAACAGATTGTTTTATAACTTACTTCTTCAGGTAATTCCCAAGTATGATTACAAGAATTATCACCATCAAATACAATAGATTCATATGGCGTGCCTTTTGGAATTTCCTTTATTTGAATATGGAGACATTTAAGAGTTATATATTTCTTATCTCCAGATTCAAATGAAAATAATTCGATAGCATCCTTGCCACATTCCTTACATTTCTCAGTAATCCTTTTAACTTTATATGTAACTTTATCCTGTTCTTCTTCAATTACCTTTTTAACAATTACCTTTTCAGTTTCAACTTCGATAATATTTCCACTTCTAATTGCATCAGTTAGAACAGGATGAATTGCTAATCCACATTTGCTTGCTCTGCATCCAAGTGCTAATGCATTCGCCTGCCAAATAGGACCATGAGGATTTAGTTCGGCTCCCAATCCCGTTAATGCGTGCGCGATTTCATGCTTAATTGTATCCTGAACTTCGCTATCAGGATGTTGGTCAATTGCGATCGCGTTCAGAAATATAGTTTGAGTTTTGAAATCACATAGACCTAGATATTTAGAATTATCGACCGTTGATAACCTGACATGCCATTGAGGTAATTGATATTGCTCTAGTAATTTCTTAGCAAGATCAAACGCTTCTTTTCTTGTCATGATATAATTTCTTTAAGAATCAGAATTTGAGCAGTGGCATCTTATTCTTATTCTTATATTTCGGCCGCGGTAGATTGAAGTAATCGATAATAATCTCTTCTAACAAATATGACATAGAGATATTATCTTTTCTCGCGATTTCCTTCAAACCTTCTTTAATTTCTTCAGGTAAACCGTGACCGAATTTGATTCTAATGTGATTGTTATACAATCTTGGCGCGATAATTTTTGTTTTCTTTTTCTTTTTCATTTTGATTTTCCTTTTAATTGTTAATTAATAATAACTTAAGAATTCTTTTTTAATTTTGTTATAAGCGATGAATAATCAAAAAAGAATTCCAAAACCATTATTAAATTATTTCTTCTTACGCTTATTAATTTTATTAACTGATTCTGGAATTGCTTCAAATTTCTTAGTAACTTTTATTTTATGACTTCTATTTGGTGATGAAATATTAGCGCATTTTCTACATCTGTTCCTAAAATTTACTTTTCTAATTCTAAAAATTTTCTTGCAATTAATACAAGTAATTCTAATCATAATTATTTACCATTCAATCCGAAACCAATAAAGAGCGATCATATTATCCTGAATAAAGAATGGTTTAAATTTTCTTAACTCCTTATGACGAATTGAAAATTTAATCATCATCAATCCTTTACATATTCAATCATCATACGTTGAAATTGATATTGCTCGATAAATCTAATCATCTCACGTAAGGTGATAAATCGATAAATTCTTTTATCAATAGAATCATTCGCGCGATTTATATCAATAGTGAGATGCCACATGATGATTAATTAAAAAAGTTTATCAGAAGTTTTAATCATTGCTAAAAGATATGTTAATACTTCAAATAAATACTCTTCCACCTCAGAATCATCAGGTTCAATATTTATTGTTAATTCTTTAAAATCATTTTTAATAAATTCTCTAATTTTTCTTAGTTTTTTGGTTCCAATTGTTATTGTAATATCAATTTCATCATTCATAATTAATCTTCAAATTCTTCTTCATTATTCATTATTTCTTCAGTAGATGGTGATTTTGATTCCTCAACAATCGCGGGTTTATTAGATTCTTTCGCGGCTGCTAATCTAGCTTCATATAACCTTTTAGCTTGCTCAAATGGGATTTTCATCATCTTTGAGAATGCTAAAATATTCTTATCTTCTTTTGCAACTTTAATCGCAGGTAATTTGGTTTCCTTTGGTTTATCAGGGACATAATCAGGCGCGTTAAGATTTAACCTTTCACGTTCTTCTTTTTGCAATTTAATCGCGAGATTATTTAGGAAAATTTGGTCAGCTTTCTGCTGATTTTCCAAACCTAACAATTCCTCGCGCTTTTCAAATATCGCTTGTTTAAATCCCTTATATCGTTCTAAAACTGCCTCTGCTAATTTGTAATTCTTATTCTCAATTGTTGAATCATTCTCAATAATTGATTTAAGTTCAGCAATTGCTACTGTTTCGGCATTAAAGAAATCTGTTTTAATTTGAACCAATGCATCCATCTTAGCGGATAAAGCAAGATTATAAGCCGCGGAATTTTCCTCAGCTTTTTTAATTGCGGCTTGATATTCTTTTGCTAGGCAAGACTTACAGAGGAGGATATCACCGAATAAATCGCAAGGTCCGATGTTAGGACAGGCTTCGCATTGTGCTTCTAATGAATGATCTTTTAAAGACCGTTTACATTTAGGATTAGCACAGATATTTACATCTAATTGGGACGCGACAAATGGATGATTCATTGATTAATTAACCTCGTCAATTGGAATGTCATTTTGAACATAATTTTCCTTTGAATTGCTGATAGATTTTTAATTAATTGCTTATAAGGACTGATGATTAATTTTAGCAGGCGGTGAATTTAATTTGACGACACTGCTAATATCGTCCCTTAAATTCCCAATTAATCATCAGCCCATAAAAATAATTAATTAATCATTATTAATGGAATATATTTCATCTCGATAAAGATATCCCAATCGATTCTTATGTATTGATATTTGAACATGTTATTCATAATGATATTTTTAGCACTATTGGTATTATTGGTTACGTCCGTTCCGGCCGCGATGATTAATGATTTTCAATTCGCGATGATAATTCTTGTTCTACCCTATCAAGGAATAATTTATCATTTTCGGTCGCGTTACCGTTAGAAATCAAATCTTTCAATAAAATTTTTAATTCAAACAATTTATTCGTTGAAACTACATTTATTTGATTTAAAAATCTTTTTTGCTCTGCAATTGATGCCATCATAATTATTTACCCGCCAAAACAGATAATGAATTGGCAATTTCAATTATCTCAACCGTGATAACTGTTAATAGAATTAGAATTCCAGCTAAATATGCTGATGAATTATTATTCATGATTAATTTCCAATTGAGAAATGAAATTATCAACTTCTACTTTGGAATTAATAACAGAATATTCTAAATCATATTCCGTTGATTTAATCTGTCCCAGCTCGAATTCCTTTTTAAATGCTTCTTCGATATTCTTTTTACCGATAAATCCATCATTCTCATATTGCAATTCATCAACCGCGATTTTCATCTCGATTTTAACTGTAACTGTTGCCATGATAATCACCTATTCCTTAAACAAATCCAATAATTTATTTTTAGTTATCGGTTCAACATGAGATTTATTCGTATCATCTTCATGTTTTAATTCTGGATTTCCGTCCGCGATAGACTTGATTAATGAACATTCACTGCAAATGGGTTTTTCCATTTTCATGTTAACAGGATCTAAAATGAATTCCTCGTTACATGACCAGCAAATAGATGCTTTACCAGGAACCATATTGGACATATGAGCTGGCATATAATGAGAGCAATATGGCAATGCACAAGCCCATACATTATCACTTCCAACTCGAACCTGATGATATTTATGTGTATGCCGTCGTGCCTTTGAAGACATGGTTTAATTACCTATTTCCTACTCACAACATGAATAATTGCGCGGACACGAATTTAATCCAGCGCATTTATCAATATGCAAACAAAATTGACGATACGGAATTGACGTAATGATATGTGAATTATGGGTCGCGCAAAGAATTACAACGGTATTCTTTTTATCAGCCGTTAATACAACTTTAAGAGAACAATTCCTGTGTTCATTCTTAAAGTTTTGAACTTCGTTGTAATTGTGCATGTTATTTATCCAATTCTTTCATTAATTTCATGCGCGTAATTTTCTTGTCGCGTTCGGGACTAATTAAAAAATCTTCGACCGCGCATTCTACTAATTGAGATATCGAAATGTTATTGTTACCAGCCATAATCCTTAGAAATTCCCATAATGTTTTATTATGAAAATCTATTGTTTGATTTGCTGGTAATGAATTGCTTAATTTTCGAGGCATTTTATCGTATTTTTTGATAATCCAGCTCGGGACCGTGTAAGTCTTACATGGGCCTCTCTGGGAGGGAGTCTCCCTCTACTGAATAGCTTACCACACCCTCAGCCGGATGTCAATGCCCTCAAAAGAGGACACTTTCATTTTCCATGCTGTTCTGGTTTTATATATATAAAAAAAAAAAAAAAAAAAAAAAACAAGAGAACCAGAAAATGCGAGGTGGGACCGGCGAGGTCGGTTGAGGGTGCCATTCGACTTTCAACAGGGAGAGAGTCCCCCCCAGATATACCCATCTGAACTTCCCGCTTTCTGAAATGGCCTCTTGACAAATTCTTCAGGTCATGTTAGGATTACTAATAGATGGCGAGCGGGAATTGACTTGCTGCCAATCGAAGGGACATACGGAAATGAAACAGAACACCGAAAAGGCGAAGGCGACCGTTAAGGATTTTTCCGAAGGTAAGGACGGTTCAACGGAAGTCACGGTGGATTATGAATTTTCCTATGATATTCTGGAAAATTCCGAGGAACTTGCTCAGAAGTTTTCGCCTGCTGATGTTTTGAAGCTTGCTAATCAGCGTATTAAACAGACGGCGAATTCTTCGGCACGTCAAAAGGCTACTTCCAAGTATGCTATTGACCCGTCCTCGCCTGCGGCTGTTCGTGACCGTATGATTAAGGATATGGTTTCGCAGGGTATTCCGCAGGATGTGGCTACCAAGCAAATTGACGCGCTTTTGGCCTCTGTCAAGCCCGCCACGGTGTAATAGATTTCAAGCTGGGCGTATGTCCCAGGTGAAATAAAAATGGCCTAGAAGGGTTTTAATTTCCCTTCTAGGCCATTTGTTTTTGTGCTTGATGATTATTTGGCCGCGAGTAACTTGGATACTATCTCACAGGCTCTTTTAGTGCCCAATCCCATATCCTTTAATTCTTTCACCATTCGATAGACTAGAAATACTTGCGCGGCCGTCAATTCGATTTTCATAATCAATTCCCCTTCCCATTGTAAATGGTTTGCGCGATCGCCAGGGCATTAGCTTTGAAATGATAGTGGCTTGTGCCGCGAACCATTTCCTTGCCATCGCGGTTGACATGGGTTACGTGATTCATACCCAAATGCAATTTGATGGCGCCGCAGCATGGGCAATGGTCATTATCACGTTTCATGCGCCAATGGTCACAGATGAGGCATTTAATCAATTTGATTTTCATTTTGTCACCATTTCATACTGAACAATTTTTGTGGTGAATGGAGCGCCATCATCGAACCGTTTATCAGAGGTAATCAATTCTGATACGTAGTTGCGCGCCTCTAATTCAGTGAAGAAAAACGCATGTGCGTTCTGTTCGTTTGGACCTTCGCACATGTCTGTATACCAGGCGTGAACCATGTAAAGCGTTTGTAACATCACATCACATCCTTTCCATTTAACAAACCCACCGCTCAGGCGCTGAGCATATCAGATTAAATTTATTTGTCAAGCATTATCAAAATCCTTAATAAATTCTCAATATATTAATTCATATATAAATTAATATTATTTTATATATGAACATTTTTATTTTATATCTGAACTATCATTGAACCTTCATTCATATAACCATCCCCTATAGCCTCCATTATTG